GCTGGGCGTTTTTCTCGCTGTGACCGATCAGGTCAACCAGAGACACCAGCGCCGTCTGCGAGTTGCCGATGTTGGGCGAACCCATGGCCTGCAAGGCTTGGAACTGGTCGGTCGGGTTGGTCGAGCCATTACGCAAGGTGACTTGGTTCTCGGCCAGCAACTTGGCCAACTTCTGGAAGTGGTCACGTGCCTCAGGCGACATGTTCAACTGACGTGCATAGGTGTCAATGTCGGACAGACGGTCGCTCAGTTTGCCGTCAGCCGCCGCACGCGCCAGCACCTCGAACGGGTTGTTGCCGCCAAAGTAGTTCAGCAGTGCGGCCATCTGTTCTTGGCCAGTCATGGTCTTGCCGTCTTTGGTGGTGGACTCTTTCAAGCCAACGCCTAAAGCCAGATCGCGGATCGATCCAAGCAATGCCAGACGCGACGGTGCCTGCTGGGCCTGCTGTTGCAACACGGCCTCTGCACCCATACCGGCCTCACGCTGTGCACGAGCATAGTCGCTGGATGCTTCCATCTTCTCGTAACGAGACATGGCGTTCCACTGAGCCTGATCCATCTGAGGGGGCTTGGCCGCATTCAGGCTGGTCAGGAACTCATCCTGCTTGGCTTGCGCCTGCTTCTCGTCGACGCCCGGACGCAACTGGAACTTCGTCCAGTCGTCGAGTTGGAGCAAGGGGTCTTTGCCCATGGCAGTGGTGGCCTCTTTTTTCATTCTCAAAGCGGCCTCGGCACCCTCAAAAAACTTAGTTGCCGCATGAGCCACTTCACTATCTTTGCCAAGCGACATGATGCGTGCATAGGTGTTCGCATCCATCGGCTGGCCAGAAGCCTTCCAGTCTTGGAAAATCTGGTTCTGCTTTTGCTTTTGGCCCAGCACCATGTTGGCCTGCTGGACTTGCAGTTTCATCTGGGCGATGGGCAACTCTTGAGCACGCTGTTGCTCGACGTTCTCGCCAAGAGCCTCAGCGGCAGAGCCAAGAGACGCGAGGAAACCACCCAACTGGGGCTTGGCAAACCCTGCGGCCACCTTGAACCAGTTCGGTTGCTCGTAGCGTTTTTGCAAAGCACTGATCTGCTCCTCGAGCGTCTTTTTGTACTTGTCGATGTCCTCTTCTGGCAACTCAGCCGGGTTGACCCTGCTGAGATCGCCACCGAAGGTGTAATCTTGTTTGGGCAGATTTTGAGACATGGATCAACCTTTCTTTGAGGGCAAGGCGCCATACGAACGGGTGGAAGCGCAACCCATGACGCCGCCGCCGACGGCCTTTTTCGGGATCGAACCACCAGTCGCCGCACAGCAGTAACCTGAACAGCAACTGCAACATCCGGCAGGATAACAACCAGACCCACAATTGGGCTGGCAACTGTAATTCACGCCGTTGCAACCGTCATAACCCTGACCGCCACCTGTGTAGCACGGAGATGTGCCGCCGATGCCGCCCGTGTAAGCGCCACCAGCACCGCCAAATGCCTTCCCAACATAGTCAATCGGACGGCTCCCGGGAATAACATTGCCATATTGATCGTATTTGGGCGTCAGCATACCAAGAGCACCCGATCCGATAGTTCCAATGGCAGATAGAGGTGACATGCACAGCGTGGTCTTGGTACTGGTCGGGATGCTTGCACCCTGCAACAGACTGGCCAGAGACGACAACTTGGTGAGCGGGTAATTCTGCTCGTTTTGGGCAATCGTTTGTTGTTGACCGCCCAAGGTGGCCAAGGCGTTAATGCAAGCGAGGTTCATGCCCGAGCCAGCCTGAGCCAGTGTGCCTTTCCCAAGGCCAGCCTGAGTCTGTGCGCTGGCTTGTTGAGCGGCGGCTTGCGCGGCTGTCTGACCAGCGGTGAGGTTGGCTTGGTTCTGAGCCTGCTGGGCAGATGCGATCTGCTGGGCCAAGTTGGTCAGTGCGCCTTGCTTTTGACCGGCGGCAGTCAGAGCCTGTCCATAACCAGTGCCCAACATCTGAGCGATCTGGTTATTGAGGTCTTGCTCTGCCTGAGCCTGAATCTGCCCCAGCACCTGAGCACCGCGCTGGGAGCCAAACTGGCCCGAACCAACTGCCGCCGCAGTGGCCGCAGGCGACAGGTTCTGGCGAATGTTGCGCTGACCGATGTCAGACAAAGACTTGACCGCCGTGTTGATGAACGGGTTCATGTACTCGGATGCCAGATCAGCCAAGTTCAAGTTGGCCGAGCCGCAGATCATGGGACGTGCCGCGCACAATGGGCTGGCAGTTGTTCCGGCCTGCAAGAAGGGCTGTGCCGCTCCAGTGATGTCCTGACCACCAGCCTGAGTCAGCAGGCCCTGACCTTGCTGAATGGCTGGTTGGTACTGGCCAAAGTTCTCGCAGACCTTCTGGAATGCTTGGGTCTGGAGAGGTTGAGCACCGACATACTCTGCCTGACACGCCGCCTGCTGACCTTTGGTGGCAATGTTGCTCAAATAGTCAGTGTAAAACTGAGGCGTCGTTGTCGTCTTGTTTTGCGATGATTGCAACAAATTAGCCATTTTCAACCTTTCATCTTGCCGATGTATTCGAGTGGGGACTTGGCTTTCGGCGGAATTTTATTCACCGGAGCCGCTCTCTTGTGAGCACGCAACTTTTCTCTCAAACCGTCCAGAATCTCGGCACCGCGCTTATTGTCGCCGCCCCCGAGCGCCGTGACAAACGAGGCCGGGAAGACATATTCGCCGTCAGCGATCTTGGCAGGCACCACTTTCCCACCGGTTTCACGGGGGTTATGGGGAATTTTGGAGCGGAATCCGTCGAGCACGTTGCGACCGGCCTTGCTCGACCCGTCGCCCAGCGCAGACACTGTTTCAGCGTCCATCACATAGTCGCCGTCATGGAGCATGGCCGGGATGTCATCTGATTGGCCGGTTCCGCCACCGCAAGCATAGTAGCCGGTCATGCCGGTGACAAACTCGGGGTTGTGACCCTTCGGAGCGGCCTCTTTGTACTTGGCAGGCAAGCCGCCTTGAGCCAATCCACCCATGTTCCCATGCGGTGAAATCTGGCTCATGATCTGCTTGAGTTGGCCATGAGTTGTTGGAGCGGATTTTTGAGAAATCTTGTTGACCAAAACATCAGGGGATAAACACTTCCCAAATTTTGGCATGTTTTTGCAAAACTGAGAAAGATCATCGACACAGACGCAATAAGAGCCACCCTTGGCAAACGCAAGACCGCCACTTGCATAATCCAACGGGCGAACCGTTGCATCTCCAAACGGGTTGTCACTCATTGCCGCCTTATAAATCAGCAATTCAGGGTTGGAACTCAACCAAGGAATGGCTGAATTTTGAGAATTTCCTGATTGGCATCCAGTAGGCAATCCCCCAGTTCCCGGCCTTCCGGCTGAAGGTCGACCTTTCTTTCCCGGGCCAATATTGGGGATGTTTGGCAATGAATCACAGCAACACTCACAGCACTGATCCGCACAGCATTCATCGGTGGTGCATTCATCAGTGGTGCATTTAGCCGCACAGCACTCGTCAGTAGTGCATTGGTCGGTGGTGCACTGATCAGCACACGACTGATCTTTTGTGCATGTCTCAGTGCAACATTCGGCACAGCAATCCGAAACAGATGCTGAGGTGCATATTGCAGGCTCACATGCATCGGTGCACGATTCGCAAGTTGATACACAGCAATCGATGTTCTTGGCAAAACACAACCCGCCAGCAGGCTGGCACTCTGGGGCGCAAGTGTCGGCGCAACATGTGACCGTTGCCGCCGCGCAAAGACCACCAGTGACTGGCTGGCACTCGGGAACGCATGCCTGTGCCACGCAAGCCTCAGGGGCGCAGTACTGCGTGCATTCAGCGCAAGTCGGTACACAGCCAGAGACCTCTATGGGGGCGCAGGTTGCCTCGCAAGAGGTGGTGGGCTGGGCAGACGTGCAAAGAGCCTCACAGCCTTGCGGAGCGCACTCAACAGGAGCGCAGTCCTGAGAGCAGTAAGTGACAGGTTCACCGGTCAAAACAGACAGGGGTGAACACTCGGCTTGTGTGGGTGTTGCTGGGGCGCATGCAACAGAGGTGGTCTCGACTGGGGTACATGCCTCAGGGGCGCACCCTGCTGGCGCACAACCCACTGGAGCGCAGGTCAATGCCGACAGGGGTGAGCACTCAATCGATGAGCATGTGACCGGGCTGGTGGTGGCCACGCATTCAGACGGTGCCGGGCCAACTGGGGCTATCTGGGTCACCTCACAGGAAGCGCAATCAGCGGGTAGGCACCCTTGGGTCTGCAATCCAGTTTCCAGAGGTGGTGTGCAGACCTCAGGTTGGCTGGCAACAGTACAAAGGCCACCGGCAGGGGCTTGGGCCGAAATGCAGATGTCTTGCGGCAGGCAAACAACCTCAGGGGTGCAACCAGCAGTCGTGCAATTGACGGGCCGGGTAACAGGAGACAGTCCAGCCAGATCAAGGCCAGAGGCGCAATTTTGAGGAACAGAAGGGGCGCAATTGGTCGGTGTGCCGGAAGACGGAAGGGCACCTGAGTCGGTTGTTTGAACACCCCCTACTGGGCCACATGATTGACCGCCACCACTTGGGGCGGGACTGGGCGCGACAGCCGAGTAAAGTTGATTGTTGACGAATGATCCGACTGCGGCGCAAACCGGATTAACACCAGTGATGGCGCTCTTCGTCAAGCCAATCGCGGCGGCACGAGCGGCGTCGCCAGCCAGATCACTGCCAGTGCTTGCGGCCACACAGCCACCAACACCGGAACCCACTTCGCCTGCCACATAAGTGGTTGCCGCGCTGGTCAGGGCCTGCTCAAGCGATCCGCCATTGGCCACGGTTTCAGTGGCGTTGACCAAGGGAAGCAATTCGGCTTGCCCAGAGGCCACAAGGGCCACTTTGACTGCCGTACCTACCGGGTCTTTCAGGGCCGAATCAACCGTTTTTTCAACAGCATTTGCAACAGGGGTGACAACCTGATCAACCACACTGGCGGCTGTGTCAACAACATCAGAAACAACGCTACCGACAGCGTCTCCAACTGAACTGACTGTGTCTTCAAAAAAACTTACGACGCCACCCATGTCAATCTCCCAAATTCAAAACGATTCGAGTCTCGCCGGATTTCATGTGAACAACTTGGTACCCCATGCCTTCCATTGGCGGGTCTTCGGCAATGATCTTGAATAGGGTCTCAATCGCCGGGTCTTTGAATTGAGTGACAAGTACTTTCATGCCCATCTCTTCTTTTGCCCAGACGACAAACCTCTTGCTGTTGTCGACAAAATTCTGGCTCACATCGGCATTGAATGCCTTGAAGAAACCTTGCCCGTCTTTTCCCGGCATGATCTCAAAAAGAGTGTTGCCGATCTGGCGTGTATATACATTGTCCTGAGACAACTCAGAAACGATGGCCGACATCATCACGGCAGGCGGATATGGCTGGGGATTGTTTCTCAGGAAGATCGCAATGATCTGACCAGTATTCAGCCGACGATTTTTGGAATTGACGTACATCTCAGAACTCCGTGGTCAGCACAACGGCTGAATAAACATTGCCCATGCCTGCGGCCAACGACAAAATGGTCTGCCCATTGTCCACATCGGTGTCTTGGGACAGGTATACCTCGTCATCTTCGGTGCGGTTCTCGATGCCGGGGACAAACCCATTTTGGATGTCGTCCAGCAACAAGCAGGTCTCGAGCAGGCCGCTCACGCCCATGGTGTGGCCGATCTTCTGCTTGTAAGAAGTCGCCATGAACCCGCTATGACCAAAAATGCCGCTGATAGCCGCCCCCTCAGACTCGTTGTTGGACTTCGTGCCGGTGCCGTGAGTCTTGATCACATCGATGTCAGCCGGGGCCGTTTCGGCGATCCTCATGGCGTGCCTTGCGGCCTTCATGAAACCCTCGCCATTATCGCTCTGACCGATGGCGTTCGCACATGCCTCAGAGGCCGTGTAGGCCCCCAAAAGCCGCGCCCGGGGGGTGATGCCGCGCCGGTTGACGGTCGCTTCATTCTCAAAGACCGCCAGACAGGCCCCTTGGCCCACGTGGAAGCCTTGGTTGATCCGGTCAAAGGCTGAGGGCAAGATGCCGGTCTGCTCGTCTTTCCAAGCCAGACAGGCCCCGGATTCGCCAAAGAAGTTCAGGGTCAGGTTCGTGATCTGGTCTTCGATGGCCAGAACCACTACCCGGTCGAACTCGTACAGGTGAAAGAGGCTTTGGACGTCCATGAGCACCTTTAGGCCGCTGGCGCAGGCCGTGGCGTCGGTGGACACATGGTCTTTAGTGCCGAAGGCCTGAGCGGTGCGGCCAGCGTAGACGTTGGTCAGGCTCAAGGGCAACACCTTGAACTGGTACTTGAGGCCGTTGTCAGGAGTCGGCAAGGGATTGATCCCGGCAAAGTGCGAGTTGCCAGAGGCCAAAATGAACCCGGTGCGTGCGCCGTCGTCTTCGCGCAGTGCTCGGGCAAGTTCATGGTCGATCACCTTGTCGGCCATGCGATGGGGAGCATAAAAAAGGCCCATCTTGAGCCTTTCATAGGTATCTGGGCACCAGTGCACATGCTGGGGGTACTTGATGTCCTCCATGAGCGTTTTGGTGCTTGCCGTGGCACATCGGAAGTCGGATAGATAGATCATTTGATCTGCTCCAGTGCCGCCTCGATGGATTCCGGCTCAGTGGTTTTGTGTTGTTGGATGAAGTCGTGCAGTTCTTGCGGTGTCTGAGGGGTGAAGTCTTTGCTCACCTCGTCAGCAATGCCGTACAACTCTGACATGTACATCACAATCAACAAGCCGTCGAGCGAGTCAATTTCGGTGTTCTCAAACCTCTCATCCATGCTCTCCAATGGCTTGAGGTTTTGGTGTATGGGTTTGGCTACTCGAGCCACCCCATTGAGCAGTTCCAGAAAATTCATTGCGCCTCCAATGACATAATGCCGCACATTTGCTGTGCCCATTGTTGCCAAGTGTCGAAGCCCCGATGATCTGGCACCCCGGATTGAACGAAGTACCCGATGCCATTGAGGCCACTCACCCAACTTCTCCAGTTTTCTTCTGTCACATACCCCAACTGGTTAGGGGCAAACAACTCGGCCATCAGTTTGCAGTACTGATCCCAAGTCATATCTCGAGGGTCATAGGCTATCATGGATTGCCTGTCCCGCGAACATCGCCTGTGTCTATGCTCAAAAGCACACGGCCCATGAAATAGTCGCCGTTCTGGGTGTTGCTCCGGAATCGCAGACGCAACTCGCGGCGCTGTTCTTTCATGTCCACCTTGAGGGTGGTTGGGTCAAAGGTATACGGGTCTGAGTCTTGAGGCGGTTCATCCGCATAACCGTTACCAGTGATGACCACAGTCATGTCGCCCACCTGCACAAAGTCAGGCTCGACGCGCTCAATGCGAGTCCACACGTTGTCGCCGGGCTGATCCACCGCGCCCACAAGACCCATGCGCGATCCAATCACGTTGGTCTCGAAGTACGAGTCAATGGCGTTCACACTGTTGGTGTAGACCTGATTGGTTCCGGTTTCATGTTGCCAGAGCGTATATTCCCCTGTGGTGTTTTCTTCCCAACCGCCCCAAATCGGCTTGCGAAAAACCTCAGAGAAAACACCAGCAGAGCGACGAGCGCCCATAGCCTGACCTGCGTCGTACCAAACCTTATCTCGGACGTTGTAGATGATGGCGTCGTTGCACTCAGTGCTGTTGCCATTCGGGAAGAACCACCAAATCTCGCCCCAGCGGGGAACCTTGCTGACCCACACCTTTTGGCGCTGGACGTAGTTCAAGCGGTCAAAGAAATAGTTGAAGTTCTGCTTGTTCTCGACCTCTTGCACCACCCCGTTGTACATCAGGAAGCGGTCGACGCCACACCAGTAGAAGATGCCGTCGTACTCGATCACGCACTGGCTGGACAGGATCGACGACTGCTGGGTGATCAGGTCATAGCGCCAGTACAGGGTCTGGTTGCCGACCGTGGTGGGTGAATAGGTCACACGCACAACCGAGTCCAGAGTCCAGAAGAGACCGGCAGGGGATGTCGTGCCGCCACGGATGGGCAGGCCCTTGACCACTTTCACAGATGCCACGCTGTTTTCGTTGGCGTCAGCAGAAGTCCAGTTGTTGAAGTCACCGGCGGCGCAGTTCTTGATCAGGCCGTTGTTGCCGTACACGAAGAGGTACGGGTAGAGCATGACCACGCCACCAGACACGCTGATGTTGTTGTTGAAGGTCAGCGTCACGGTGCCAGATGCCGTGGCATTCTGATCCAGTGTGGCCGTCCAGATGCCACCGACCTCGAGAGCAGACACGACCTTGGTGCCTGCCGGAATGCCGGTGCCGCTCACGCTCACGCCCGGGCCAATCGCCGCAATGGTCGTTGCAAAGGTCACTGTGGGCGTTCCGATGGTTGTGGTGCCTGTTGCATCAAACACGCCAATTTGACGCAACTCATTGCCAGTGAAAGGCCCATACATGACGGGCGTGTTTTCAGTCGACGTGATGTCGGCCAAGTTCCGGCCCGGGTGGGCAATCAGGTTGTTCTGGCCATTGCCATAAGGGTCGTAACCGATGTCAAACTGCCACAAAGTCTTGGGGTTCGGGTCAAACGTGGTCAACGATGAAACATACCCGTCAAATCCCGATCCTGTGCCACCGACGTCGGCTGGATTGATGGTCACGGATTCGTTGTGCAGATAGTCTTTTCCGCCGGTTGTAATCGTGATGGAGTCAATCTTTCCGGCGGCAACAACAACCGTTGCCAATGCGCCGGTGCCAGAAACCGCATTGATGGGGACTGAGGTGTACGTTCCGTTGGTGTATCCACTACCCTCGTTTGTGATTTTGATGGTGGCCACACTACCTATCGCGGTGATCGGTGTCGGGCCAAATCCAATTCCATCGTCGTTGTCAGTTACCCATCTCTCGACGCCGTCGGAGTAGCCTGAAATCACGTAGTTCAAGCCATTCTCGGCGCTCATGATCATGCCGCGACTGATACCAGTTGCGTTCAAAAATGCGCCGTTGTACCCGCCGATCTTTCTCGGCCTCGCATACTGGAATCTCACCCACTTCCCGTCGATGTAACTCGGTGCGGCAAACGTCGTGCCGTCCCGCTGAATCCCAGCGCCGACCTGAAGAACGACGACCTTTGCTGTCATACAAAGACACCCCCACTGATTCCATTTGGAACATTCAGACCAGAGCCTGTCAAAGTTGCCGCATTCACGCCGTTGATGGCAAAACCAAGTTGGTGAGATGCCGCCAAGTACAGGCCGGTAGATGCGTCACCCAAGAATGACAGGGAGGGGTTTGCGGCAGAGCCGTTGCCCAAGGTCAGTGCGTTGATGAAGTTCAAGGTCGCAGTCTGAGAGTTGTAGATGTTTGTGCCATCACAAACCGCAATAACTGTTTGACCTTGATCCAATGTGATGGTCGATGCGCCAATCGCACCGGTGCTAAACGTCAACGTGAACGTCCCGGTGGTGTCGTTCTTGAACGAATAAATCTGCACTGTGGGCGGAAGGATCACCGTGCAATTCGATGTCAGGGTTCCGCTGTATTCCTGAATGATGTTTGACGCCTCAGCAGAACTCAGCACAACCACCCCGCCCGTGACGCTTTTGGCCAACTGGGTGAAGAAGAATTGGGCCGACTGGCCGTATGCGTAACTGTAAAAGGACGTGCCGCCAGAAACGATCACCAGCGATTCTGAAATCTGCAACTGAGCGCCGGTCTGACCATCAATCGTGTCGGTACCCTGAAGAACAATGTTCAGAATCCCAGAACCATCATTTTTGACAATGACAAACCAGTTCTCGCCGACATCAGCCGCCACAGGCATCGTAATGTTACCTGCGCCACCTTCCCAGACCAATAGGCTGGCTCGATCAGTCGAAGAGGCAAGATAGTTGGACGAGAAAGTGGTGACATTCGTTGCGGTGTTCAGCGTCGTGCTGACGGCCTTGAGACCATAACCTGCAAGGGTTGCCGCATTTGCCGAAGAAGTCCCGGCACCAAACGTGACGGTTTGCCAAACACCATCAATCGTGGTGTTGCTGGTCACATAGATGTACTCGGCAATGCCTGATGCAATGCTGACAATCGTGCCGCCACTTTGGTTGACCACCGTGAATGTGTTTGAGCCGACGTTGCGGATCAGCGCACTTTGGCCGTCAGAAACCTGAAGCGCCGGAGGCATGATCAGGCTCAGACCACCAACGGTTGCCGTCACCTCAATGATGTTGGCCACCACACTGTCAGTGTTGCCGTTGATGGGCCACTGGAGTTCGGTGTCGACAGAAATGGTCAGTGACTCATACCCAACTTGCGAAGGGCTAATCGTCTGGCCGGTGTACGGGTTTGTGTAAGTTGTCATGATCAAGAATCCACTGCAACTGCTTGACGATCACCGACACGGGCGACGTCTTCGCCCTTGAGCGACTGGATCGCCTCGGTGTACTTTTGCTGGAAAATCTGACGCTGGTCGTTTTTGAGGAACGGCATGGCCTGCAACAGCGTGCCAAACAGCATCGCATTGGGCGCGTTCTGGGTCAGCCAGTTGGTCTGGTTGGTCGAACTCAACGGGGCGATGCGCTCGTAGTACAGCACCTCAAATTGATAGTCCTCAGCAGGCGTCGGGGCGATGTACCAGTGTTCCCAATCGGTGTCGGCATAGAACAGGGGCACGTCAGACTTGGTGTCATCAGGCCAGTAGTTCTTCAGATATTCGTACTTTCGCAGGTAAACGGGCTTTTTGACCCCGTTGACGAGAATGCTCATCGACACCGTTTTGCGCCACCGGGCAGGCTTTTGCAGAATCGGATTCAACGCATTCATGGTCGATTCGACGACTTGCATCTGGCCCAGAGTCTTGATTTCCTGAGCAATCTCGAACTCGGCCAGCGTGATGAACGTGGGAATGGCGTTGACAACAGCGGCGTCTTTGCGCTCCAAATACTGGAGAACGGTGCTGGTCAGACTGTCGTAGGTGAGAACCCAAGAGGGCGTGGTCGTCATCGAGGCTCCTTCATCCAACATTACGCTCAAAATGAGGGCAATCCACAAGAGTCTTGAAGTTGCCACCCCAGCGGTTTTTGGGGTTGAGTGACTCCCAGTAGGCACCCAACGGTTCCAGAGTCTTCTTGTCCCAAATTATCTGTCCACCCTTGAAAAAATTCAAATCGATGGCGCACCTCTTCAGGTGGATTGAGTTCAGGGTCTTGGATCGTCCGGTTTTGACGTAGATGGCCTGCTGTTCGGGCGTCCGGGCCAGTTCCCCGCCGGTGACCAGAAAGCCCTGATCGGTGGCGTACTGGATCAATCTGCAAGCGTCCAGCAGGAATGCGGCTTGTTCTTGGCTCAGGCTCATTCGTCTTTCCCCTTGCGGCGCATTTCGACCACTTTTTCGACCGTGCGGCCACCAAAATAGGCCGTCATGACAAGCATGCCCCACTGGCCCAACAGGCTCACGTAGGCCTCTTGCACTTGAATTCCTGCGGCGCTCAGGCCAGCAAAGATCAGATATGCGGTCAGGATGTACAGCAGGGTGCCGGGACGGATGTTTTTGGACAACCACGAGTCAGACGTCATGTCGGCTTTCCAGCGGTCAGAAATGTTGTTTTCCTCGTTTTTGGAGGCCTCCAGCAGGGCTTTGAGTTCTTCCTGTTCCAGACGGGCCTTCTCGATGCCCAGTTCCAGCAGGCGCTCCTCGTGGTCGTACTGCAACTGGCGCAGTTTGGCGACCTCTTCAGGGCTTGGATTGTCGGAAATCTTGACGCCAAGGGTGCTTTCGACGACCTCTTTGCCCTTGGCTTGAATCGCAGAAGACAAAAGGCCCAGACCGTTCTGGGCCAAAGTCGTCAAAAGGGATGCAACGATTGGAATCATGGTTTTTTCCCCATCTTTTCACGCTCCTCGAGCAATTGCACCTTGACTTGCAACTGATGGATGTCGCGGTAAATCTCTTCTTTGAGGGCGTGCCTGCGCTCGGCTGAAATCGGGCTGTCGGTGGGTATGCCTTCTTTGGTTATCAACGCAGGCATCGAGCCTTCGATCTTGGTCAAACGCTCAGAAAACGAGTTCACCTGACCCAACAGCCATGCCAACGACATGACCACAATGGGAATGACTGCTTTAAGAACGTCTGACCAATTCATATCCCGAACAACTTCTTGACAAAATCAGCGGCAACGCCGGGGCCAAGCAACACGGCCAAGATCACCACGTACAAAAGGTACTCGATCTTGGTCATGCGTTTGGAGCCATCATCAAAACGACCCTGAATGCTCTCGTACCGCTGGGCGCATACTGCCTCATGCACACTCAATCGCTTGTCAGTGTCTGAGGCAAGTTCATGAACGTCGGACATCTGTCACATCTCCGTTTGGTTGTTGTTTTGTTGATCTTGAGGCGGTTTGGCGGCTTCTTTGATGCCGTCGATCATCTGGTAAACTTCTTGGTAAGGCTTTGCCGCCAAGTAACCAATGATCTGATTTGCAAGTTCGATTGGGATTCTCAGTTCCATGTGTCACCTCAGATTGGGAAAAAGTTAAAGAAATTACCCGTGTTTGCGGAACCACTCGGCGTGTAAATGATAAAGATCATGCCTTGAGAGCCTGCGCCGGGGCCTCCTACGGTTCCGCCTGTTTCTACCCCTGCGCCGCCCGCCCCTGAGCCATAGCCAATACCAGATGTAGAGTTTCTACCCGTTGCACCTCCGGGGCCGCTTGATCCGCCGCTTCCACCACTTCCCCCAATAGTATTGGAAATATCTATCCCAATACCACCTCTTCCTGCGCTGTTGTTGGCAGGAGCGCCGTTTCTTCCCCCGCCACCACCACCAACTGTACCGTCTGACGGAGCGACTCCACCGGCGCTACCCCCAACACCATTAAAATTATTGCCCCCATTGCCCGCAACGCCTGCTACGCCAGCAGTACCAGCAGACCCCCCACCATTAC